ATCGGTACGGATCAACGCTAACGCACCCGACAAGCGTCAATCCTGCCAGACATAAGGTCAGATACCGCACTCGTCCGTACTGCAAATACCGAAAGAACCGATTGGGATTCTGATTTCGGTAACTGCTCCATCAACATCTGTAACGGTAAGGATGATTTCCGTTCCTGTATTCACAAAAGAGATGCTGTTACCTTCAAGATCAAACACACCGCCGGTTCCGCCTTCCTCGGAATTAAACAGTGATTCAGCCAGATCTCTGGAAAGCTGTGAGAAAATACGACTCTCAAGATTCCTTATAAACTTGGCGAGCGTTGTGTTTTCCTGCTCTCTCAGAAGCTCCTCTGCCCTTGACTCTGCTTTTTCAAGGATAGCCTGCTTCCGGGTGCGCTCCTGCTCATCAATCGTCAGGTAATGGGCAGACTGGCCTATACCGTTGAACGAGGGATTCTTAAACTGGTAAACCAAATCAGTTGCTGCCGCAGGGAATGCGAGCAAACTAATCATCATTAACAATGTTCTCATTTTTCTGCTCCCGAAGCTCAATGACCGTATCCAGTTTCTGCTGTAAGCGTATGATATCGTTATCTAACATACGGATGCGGTCAATCAATGCAATCAAGGTAACATTAGCATCTGCCAGTTTTGCCTTGATATTGTTGGTGATGAACGACCAAATGTAGTGGATCATGTACAGCAGCCCCACCGTAGCGACAATCGGAAAGCCGTACTCGCTGACCGCTGAGACAATACCGTCCATCAGTCCCGCCGTGCATCTTCTTTCCCGTCTGCCCTGGCGATCCTGTTCAGGTCCGGCCTGATGCCCAACACGCTGCACATCGTTGCATCAAGCCTGACAATATCATGATTCATGGTTTTTACCCTGTTATCAAGGGCTTGCACAATGCCGTGTATGCCATTCACCTGCCCAATAACGCTTTCCAGAATGTACTTAATGGTCAGGAAAATAAAAAACCCTGCGATCAGGGCAATGGCAATCGGGAAGCCAACATCTCCAATTAACGAGAAGGCTTCGTTCATTCCTCCTCACCCTTGAAATTCTTAGTCTGAGATGTCCCGGCATAAATACCAAACACCGCCGCCATAGCGCCGACAACAACAGACACCAGACCGGCCTGTTCCAGATTAGGTTCTTCCAGTGTCATAAACCAAATTACTACCTCATAGAGAAGATAGATGTATACGCCTACAAAAACTCTTGGAAAGATACGCCACGCGTCTATCGTTTTAGCTAAATGAACCCATTTCTGGTACGGGTTTGCGCCGATATTGTTAGGAGTAATTTCCAGTTCAAGATCGACCTTTTTTTTAACCGTCTCTTCCATAAATTACTCTTCCTCAGCTTCTCGTGTTGGATCATTGTCTCTGTAATACTTTATGATGTTTAAACTCTGTCTTATGTACCTGCGAATATCAGCCAGATTATTTGACAGATTTTCATAGGCTTGAGCGGTAAGCGCGTAATAAGCAAGCGCAGGTGCATTGCCTTCATCATAGTTGTCAATGTATTCCCTCATAACGCTCGGGTTCAGCACTGTCCACTCAATCTCGGCAGGACTTACCGATTCAGGCAGCGGAGGGTGGTAAAGAGGGGCTGGCTCTGTGATCGTGATGACCTCAACCGGAGCGACTTCAGGAACAGCCGGGGTTCTGCCAAACAATCCCCCCAGTGTTGAACATCCTGTCAGGCACAACAGGCTACTGAATATCAGGAGCTTCATCGAATTGCCTCGGGTCTGTCAGGTCAATAAATTGCTGGTGTACCTTTGCTGTACCTCTGTTTACAACGCCCTCAATCAGCCCCGGACGGGCGATAGCGAGGTTATTGAGGTCATGTCGGGCAAATGTATTACGCATCTCGGAAACCTCCTGACGGGCCTCATCGTTAGCTTCAGTTAGTTCTGTAATGCGTACTTGGTTCAGCCTCTGGTTTTCCAGTTGCTCCTGCAGCTGCGTATTTTGATTGGCGATTGTATTTTCAAGAACCTCTTGGTTATTGACAGCAGTCTGCAGCTCTACCTGAAGCTGCCCTATCTGGGCCTTCTGCATATTGATATAGAAGTAAGAGCCTCCGGCGGTGGCAATCAGTAAACAACCAAGCAAAATACTAAGATTCATAGATTATTAACCATATTCGCCGGTTCGTATCATGTAGGCCAGTTCCTTCGCCCTGTTTCCTACCTGAACTGACCAACTGCTATCCATGAACTGATCTGCCGCCTCTCCCCAGTCACCCTCAGACATTGCTGCAAGGGCCTTCTTAAAGGCTCTCAGGCGCGTCTGCCCAAGGTTAAAGCTGATGTCGATCATTGCATCCTGACGAACATCATCAAGACCAGCAAACCAGTCATATTCAGAATTAAGCTCTGAAACAACGCGGTCAATATCATTCTGGAGAAGGTAGTCCACTTCATCATCTGACAAGCCTATTCCGCCTTCAGGATCTATATTCCTGCCAACCCCGACCGTAATCTTTGATGCGCTGCATTTATAAGCGTGTGTTTCCACGCCCTCGTGGATCTTGAGCATTTTGATTAGTTTGCTTGAAGTTTTATCGTTCATTATTCCCTCTCTTGCTGCTCTTTTGACAGCAATACACCATAAAGATGACTGCTAGGAGTAACGCTTTCTTGAAGCTGTTTAAACACAGCTTGCTGCAAGCTAATTTCCCTTTCGTAATACTCTAGCCTCCTTCTTCTTTCTTCACGAGACATGCTTCTATCTCTAAGCATTCTATTTCTTGCTGTAGTTGTTTTCTGTAGTTCTTGTTGGGCATAAAAAACAATTCTGGAGGCAGATCTTGGGTTTATATTATAAATGTTTAATCCTGCAAATTTTAATGCTGCCTGAGTAACCGTATCACCCTCTGCTCCCGTAGCCCTTCTTTGCCCGGAAACAGCATCAGCCAGACGTTTGGTTGCCCCGTAGTTTGTATTAAGAAATCCGGGCAACATAAATTGATTAGCAAAGTAAAGCGTAAGATCTGTTACTCGACCGCGACCCTTAAATATCTCTTCTTTTGCACCTCCAACCCAAAGAGGGTCCCCCTCTCTCATAATTGGCTGCAAAGTAAATGGATCTGTATTCATTACAGGTCCTGACAATGCCCATAACGGACCCCCAAAAAGACCGAGAGTGCTTATAACATCCTTAGCATTTATCCCTTCCTTTTGTGGCCCCGGCTCAAGCTGCTTAACTCCTTTGATAGCTTGATTTGCAAGTCCAACAAAAGCCCCCCAAGGCAGAATATAGCCAAGATCAACTAACTGAACCCTTCCTTTAGAGTCTCTTGTGGGAAGCGGGAAAGTGCCACCATTATTTTTGGCAAATTCAGGTAAAAGATTCTGAACTGTTTCATATTCTTCATCATCAATATCAAATGTATTCTTGAATATAGCTTCAAGCCCTAACATCATTCCCACATAAGGAGCAAACCTGAAGGGCCTGTTGACAGCGGTTTCCAGCAAGATAGGAAAAACCTTGTAATAAAAAGTTAAAAACGGAATACCTATAGGACTTGTCCTTGTCATCCTTACAAGAGGAGGAACAAGAGAATAGTCAAAAAGATATTTCTGGGCTTTTAAAAATGCTTCGTCAGGGGTGCTTCCCTGATGTTCCATCATGTCTATAGCAATCGCTGTTTTACCCATAACCTCTATGCTTTGATAAAGATTACCGGCATTACTTAAAACCTTTCTAAACGTCTTTATATTGAGCCAATTAAGAATACCTGCGTCCTTAATAGTAACTTCGTGAAGTAGCTCCTCAATATCTTCAGAGAATCTAATCATCTCTGATTCTGTAAATGAGGCTTCTGCAACGCCTCTATCAAGCATAGCCTTGTAATGCTTGGTCTTTTCCATTGCCTCGGCAAATTCTTGCTCAGACATTTTGTTCTTGTTCTTTACGGCTTTTTTGTAAGCGATAATCTGTTTAACTGCCTTTCCCATATTAGGCAATATCCTGTGCATTGGAACACCGGATAGATGCATAAGAATCATATTAGAAAAAGTATTACGGGCTACTGTTGGAGGGTTAAGAGGAACCTTGATTGCCTTCCATAAAGCTGTTCCCTTTCTTCCTAATTTTTGTAACTTGATTCCAGTGTTGTCCCCCCATCCCGTATAACTTACACCGCTAATAACATCATCATAAACTGTGGAATGAACAGCCATGCCAGCAAGCATTCCATATTCCTGCTTGTTAGGAACCCGTTTAAACGTACCCCCTTCACCAAGAACCTCAAGACCTGATACATCTATCTTATCCAGTTTCCTTAGATCTACATCCCCATCAGCATTAAGAACCGCCCCAAGTTCCAGTTCTTTAGCGTACTTTTTTAAAGCAGGAATATACATTCCACGCATCATTGCAGCCGCATCAATCATTTCCTGAGCTTTCTTTGGATCTCCAGCCTTAAAATACTTGGC